TTTTCAATCCGCAAGTGCTGCGCGACGGTCATTAGGCGCTCGCCTGCTTCCAGCGACCTATATGGAATAAATGAGCGTCCGTCATAAATGGCGGAGATATCTGGAATCTCGACCTCAAACGTTTTCCGCTCATCCTGCGCCGCTGCTGGCTCTACTGCCGCCTGCCCATCCCTGAACCCCTGCGCTGCGGCTGTGGCCATTTCTACGGCGGTGAAGGTGTCGGTGGGTGATTGGTCGTAATCCGATAGCCACTGATCAATCCCTTTCAAGACTAGCCGCGCCGCATCGTTTCCGGCGTTAGCGCGAATTTCAACGTCATGCCTTGCGTGCGTCAGATGATCGCGCGCTCGCTCAAGCTTATGACTCAACCGCTCCACCTCAGCCTTCGCAGCCCCCAGCTCAGCGCCGATTCGCCCGGCTACCTTCAGTGTGTCTTTCATACCTTGCTCCATATGCGTGCGTCGTTCAGTTCCGCCTCGGTGGCGTAGCGCGGGTTACGGCTCAGCGCCTGCATCAGGAACGCGGCACCGTTCGATCCGGCAATGTAGTGGCGGGTGTTGGTCGGCTTGTGCAGCCAGATTTGGGTCTTGGGTCGCATGGGGCCTCCGGTGGGCGGCTAGCGCACGATCACTTCGGCGTAAACGGAATCGAGCAGCGCAACCATTAGCATCCAGTCGACGCCGCGGCCTTTCTCTACTCGCATGACGGTGTGCGCAGAGACTCCGGCCTTCTTCGCCAGCTGCTCCTGCGTCCAGCCAAGGCCGGTTCGTTTCTTACGGATCAGCTCGCCAGGCCTTAATTTGGGGTCTGTCATTTCTTCACGATCTCCACTTTGCCGCCTTCGACGCGGGCCAGCTTCCAGTCACGGGATGCCGTCACCTTCCGGCACACCAGCTGCAGCCCGTCCCTGGTGGGGAATTCCGGGCTGGCCTTGTCGAAGTGGCGTGCGGCAGGCGCTCACCACGCGGTGCGAACTCATGGGCGCGGCTTAGGTATTCGTCGCGGGTCATGCTGCACCTGCAGACCTTGCAGAAGCCCTCGCGCCGCGCTTGCGGCTGCGCTGGTCAGCCTCCACGTTGCCGGCGTTGTTGAACACGGCAGGCTTGATCTCTATCGGCTTGCCGATGCTGTCCGGCAGCAGCTGGATCTTTCCGCCAGCGTTCAGGAATGCAGCCGTGGCCGCGTCAATTTGCGCGCGCAGAGCCTCGCCCTGCGCTATGGCATGGTTGTCTATGAGCATGGGTGTCTACCGGGAAGGAGGGCGCGCTGGGCGCCCGGGGTGGATCAGATCAGCAGCGAGCGGGCGCCGCGGTAGGGGTCGGCGAAGGGGATGTCGTCGTCGAAGCTGTCGTAGTCAGGAGCGGGCTGCGGCTGGCTCTGTTGGCGCGCCTGGCTCTGCTGCGGTCGCGCCTGCCTGTCGCCACCTTCAGGCTTTCCGTCAAGCATGAGCATGTCCTCTAGCTTGATCTCAGTTACCCAGCGGGTCTGCCCGTCCTTCTCGAAGCTTCTGGTCTTCATTTTCCCTGAGATCCAGACCTTTGATCCCTTGCGCAGATACTCGGCGCATATCTCAGCTGTTCGCCCGAATGCGGCCACCCTTATCCAGTCAGTTTGCTCAACGATCTGGCCCGACTGCTTGTCCTTGTAGTCGTCACTGCAGGCTATTGAAAAGTTGGCAACCATGTTTCCGTTGGGGAGCGCTTTCGATTCAACGTCCCCGCCTAGGTTGCCGATGAACTCGCAGCGGTTAAGCGACTTTGCCATTCTGTTGTTCCTCGCGTTTCATTTGGTGATAGCGGTCACGTGCGCAGTGCCGACATAGGCGTCTGCCTTTGTAATGCCTTGTGTTTTCTGGCGTTAGCGGGTGGCCGTGCCTGCAGGTAGTCCTAACCGCTGACCGTGACTTGTTTATGTGAGGGAGAAGGCCGCGAAGGTTGTTCTCTCGGCGGGTTACTGGCTCAAGGTGGGCTGGGTTTATGCACCCGTGGTTTCGGCACAAGTGATCAAGATCCAGGCCTTCTGGTATCGGTCCGTACACGTATTCGTAGGCGGCTCGGTGTGATCCAGTCAGCCGTCCGTCTTTCCACTTCTGGCCGTAGCCGTTATCGCGCAGGTATCCACCCCAATCCCAACAACCAGGTCCGTGTCTTGTAAGGTGTATTTGGCTGATAAGGCGGGGAGGTATTTCGGGGTAGTGCGAAGAAAGGAGTTTTGCGATGGCGCGAAACTGGTCGCTACCGGCATCGTCTGCTTTTTTCATGGTTACCTCGGGATAGTCTCCAAAGTCTGCTCGACCAGCTTCAGGAACTCCGCGCGTCGCGCTCGGAGCCGTTCGATCTCGTCGATGAAGTCGCGCCTGTGCAGCCGGTACACGATCAGCTGTGACGCCTCGGGGAACTCTGAGCAGTAGCTGGCGAAGTCGACCCAGGATCGATCTGTGCAATCCAAGTGGCCGATTAGCTGCCAGCGGTAGGCTGGATCGAACGATCCGCGCCGAAGCGTCGCGTAGTGCGTTGCTGCGGTTACGGACTTGATCTCCAGCACGCCGTCTTCGCCTACGAGCCCGTCGGGTGAATCTCCGTACGTCTCGTGATCGAAGAACCCGCCGTTACCGACTTCGACGAAGAACTCGTCTTCGTAGAGCATCCGCGCGATTGGTTCCTGCTCGTGGCCGCGCTCCGTGTGCTCATTGGAGAAGCTGAACTCGGCCTTCCTGCCGTTGGCTATCTCCAGGGCGATCTGCAGCGCGTACTTCTTCGCTGGATCGCCGAACGCCTTGCCTTCGTTCGCCATGAAGCATCCGAAGTTGGATGCCGTGGCCTTTCCAGTCCTTAGCGCCTGCCAAACCTCCGTGTTCTGCTCGATGTCATGCCATTTCACCTTGGCACTCCTCGACCAGCATTGCCTGGTGCTCGTCCGACATTTCAGCCTTGGCGAGGACGGCATTCAGGTTCCCGTCGCGGCGGTATGCTGCCTTGGCGTTCTCCCATGCTTTGGTCCCTGGCTCGATGCGCCGACCGACCGGGGCGTGAGGGCTGATTCTTAGCCCTTCCATCACCTCTTTGCCGAAGCGGACGTTGTGGTCGACGTAGATCGTGACGCGCACGTTCTGCCAGTCCTCAATGAACGCCGAGCCAGTCAGCTGCTTGAGCGTCTTGCTGTTCGTGGCGTTGAGGATCATCGGTTTCAGCGGCTCGCCCGGGCGGATCTCGCGCTCGACGAAGTAGGCAGTGTTGAAAACGTCCTTCGTCTTCTTGGTGCGGTCGGTGTCCAGCCGCACATGCTTGATGGTCAGCACGATCGGCTCAACCAGATCGGCGCTGCTCAGGTAAGGCGAATCGAACGCCTTGCGGTAATGGGTCTTTGTCTCAGACACAAGAACTCCTTGGCCGCGTCTCGCGCAGCCTGATCAGTAGTTGGTGTTACCCGAAGAAGTGAAAGATCGCCGCCTCACCAATGAGGCCGACGATCAGCGTTGCGGAAAGGACGCCGAACCCGGTAAGGGTCCACCAAGCAGCTGCGAAGCTGTGGCCTGATGGGCCGGTGTCGTAGGGGAGGGGGAGGGTGCGGTTCATACCTGAATCCCTCGCTTGTCATACCGATGCACCCACAAGCCGTTAGGCTCGCGATAGGCGCGCACTGGCCATCCGATGAACCCAAGGGAGCGGGCCAGTTCTAGCGCCTCGGCCGGGGTTTCTGCCGCGACTTCCTCTAGCTGTTCGTCGATCAGCGATTTAACTGGTGCGGTAGTGGCGTTCATGGCTGGGCTCCTTGCAAAAGGTCTGGCGCAGGTTTGCGCGCTCTGCGTAGCGGCAAGTTGTACTTGCGGAAGAAGTCGCGTCTGGCGTCCAGCCACGCCTTGTAGGCCCAGCCCGAACGCTGCGAGTACGGATAGCTGTCGTCGATGGCCTTTGCTATTGCGGCCGGCTCTGCATCGGCGCGGCCAGTTCGAACAGTTTCCATGTGACCCCACGCAGTCGCATACCAGGTCATGGCTGGGCTCCTTGCAGGGCGGCGCGGGCAAGGTCGGAAACCTCTACCCACGACTGAGGTATTTCGATATGGGTGTCTGCGTAGCGCTGGGTTACGCCGTGAATTTCAAGCATTGCTGCCAGCGCCTCCTTCAGCCGATCCCGCTCAGCGAGAAGGGCGTCGCGCTCGGCTTGCTGTGCATGAATCGTGTTGACCAGCCCGTCGACCTGCTCTTGCAGTTCGTATACCGCGACTCCGTAGCTGTCGCAGTCCTTGGTTCGCACGTCCACGCCGAGCAGATCGCGCAGGAGGGCAACCATCTCGGCGGGTGAGGCGACGACGTAGTGGTCGTCAGGCTCGCGGACGTACTCGAAACCCTTCTTCAGGCACTCTTGCTGCCAGTTCACTTCCTTGCTCATGCCGCCTCCTCCTGTGCTGGTAGCAGGAACTCGCTGACCCGATCGGATAGGGCTTTCAGGTTCGCTACGATCTGCTGATCAGTTCCGCCAAGGTGGCGGCTGACGTAAATGTCCTTGTCGAGCAGGTATGTGCGCGCACTGGTGTCTTGGTAATTGGTGCTCGCCGGCAGCACGTAAACGGTTACGCTGTCCGTGTGAGCCGAGAAATCCATGTGTGCGTGGTACCG